AATTGGGTGAAGCGACAGTCTGAACTATATGGAAACATATAGAGGGAAGCTCAAGTGTAAAGACACTTTAAAGAAGAAGTTTCCCCGCCTATGAAGATAGGTCACAAAAGTAACAGAATTGATATGACGGAACTACTTATTCTCTACCATTTGACTACGCAGGTTATAAGGCAGCTATTAGGACAGCTTCTTTGTGGGTTGATGGTCGTGGTAATCCAATGCCAGGAAACCTAAATACATTGGTTTGCAAGACAGGTTCTAGCGTATCTTTTAAAGCTAGAGAAATCCTTAAAGCTATTAAAGATGGCAAAATCCCTGAGAGCAATGACAATGATGGAACAGGCGTACCAGCCTTCAAGATTATTGAGCTAGATTATCTAACTCAAGATGCTTATTGGTTTATGTTTGATTCTAGCATAGCACTTACAGACGAATACGGATTCCAGCATATTGAAAGCGAAGCTAACAACCTTGACCCAGTCAATTATGTTGTTAAGACTCGTGAGATGCAATTCCCAGGACACACAATCTTTGTTCAAGGGTTCAACGATGTAGCTCGTGCTTGGGTATTCAGTGCAGGAGATAATGCAACTACCTAAATAGGTATTAAGAAACTAACAGGGGAGTAATCGTGGGTGAGCCATTTGGCGATATTCTATACAACTCCCCCTCAAAAATATGGCAACAATAAAAGGAAACACTTATTCTACACCTAAGAATATTAACCTTGGACAAGGTATGCTTAGGTTTAATGTAACTCAATCCTCAAATCCGTTCACAAATGATGACACTGGTTATGGACTATATATTAATAGTTCAAGTCAATTAGTCTTTTGGAACGCTACAACTACTTCAATTTTAGGCGGTGGTGGTAGTTTAGTAAATTATAGCCTAAATGACGCGTATGATGACGGGTCAGATTTAGTCGTAGATGCGGCTGCTGTTTCATTATCAGGAAGTAGTGATGGTGCAATTAATATGCTTGAAATCACTCTAGCTGGTGCAGGAACTGGAAATATGATTGATATTGAAAACAGTACAACTGGTTCAGCTGGAAGTGATATTATAGGTACAGGTAACACTTGGAGTGTTTCTTCTGCTGGCTCTGCATTGTTAGTTGGTATTACTGGTTGCGACACTATTGTTGCTGCTGCTAATCTAGCTTTAGATGCAACTGGTACAGGAACAATCGCTATCGGTGGGACTTCTACTGGCACTGTTACTGTTACTCCAGCCTTAGTAGCTACTGCTTCAGTAACTATTACTGGTTCAGCTGATAGTGATGTATTCGTAATTACTGATGGAGATGCTTTGATTGATGACGGTCATCTTTCAATCACAGAAACTGATACAGCTACTCCAGCTATTAATATTGCTTCTTCTGCTACTGGTGGTAATCCACTAGAGATTGTCGCTGATGCCTTGACTGGTGGTGCTGCTATCTATGTAGATAGTGATAACGGAGCTTCCTTTACTGGAACTGGTGGTTATCTTAACTTCTACAATGGCACAGCTTCTGTCTTTCACGTAGGACAGTATGGTGCTTTAACTATTCTTGGTAATGCCGAAGGTACAGACGCAATTACTTGTACTAACGGTGATATAACCCTTACTGATGGTGCTTTAGTTATCACAGCTGGTGCATTTACTTACACTGCTGGTGATATGGCTATGGGTGATGGTTCAGTATCTATAACTGATGCTGATAACGCAAATACTTTAGTAGTGGTTAATAATACTATTACTACTGCAGACCTAGTTGATATGAGTTCAACTTCTATTACTACTGGAGCTTTGATGAAACTTAACTCTAATGCTGCTACCGCTGATGGTGAAGTATTAGAAATCATTTCAGCTGGTGATGCTACAAGTACTCCAACTGGTTTATCAGTAACTATCGCAAGTCCTACTACTGGTGCCGCTAAAGGTATCAATGTAGTAATGGCTGGAGCTACTACTACTGCAGTTGGTTTAACTGTCAATATGGCAGCATTAACTACTGGTACTTGTGCCTTGCTAACTACTGCTGGTGTATATACTGGAACAAATGGTGTATTAGCAGTAACTGCAGCAGCAGCTACTACTGGTAATATTGTAGTAATTGATGGTACAGGCTTAACAACTGGTACTGGATTACTGATTAACGCTACTACAGCTACTCTAACTTCTGGCTTCTATATTGAATGTAATGATGGTGCAGCTTCTGACTTTACTGTCGGAGATAATGGTGCAACTGTTATCGCAGGAAGTGCAACTGGTACAGACGCTTTAACCTTAACTCTTGGTGATATTACCCTTGGTAACGGTGATGCAACCTTAACTGATGGAGATATTATCCTAGCGGCTAATGCTTCATCAATCTCATTTACAGGAACTGGAGCAAACGGAGGTGTTCTTACAAATCTTAAGAACGCAGCCGCAGCTTCTCTATCTGGAACTGATTTAACTGTAGAAATTGATATTGGTGGAACTCCATATTATTTCTTAGTATCCCCTACAAAGACTTAATTGAGATATTTATCTGGAGAGAATACATTTCTCTTCAGGTGGGCTAACTTAATAAACTAAATATAAAATTATGCCAATTCAATACGCAGAAAATTTAAAGAAAGCAGACATTAGTTTTGCTACAAGTGGCGACCAAACTGTAATCGCTGCACCAAGTCAAGGCTATATCGCTATTGACCACATTAACTTCTTGCCAGAGTCAGCAGTAACTATCCAACTAAAAGATGGTTCTACTTCTTATGGTGGTGCTTATCCTTTAGACACAAAACAAGCATTTACTATTGAGAATGCCTTTGCTAGTGAAAAAGGAGTAATCACACTATCACCTGAAACAGCTTTTGTTATGAACTCAAGTGATGCTGTTCAAGTTAGTGGTCTAGTGAGATACAGGGTAATCGGAGAGTAACTAAATAAAACTTATGTTTCGTACAGGAAAACGTAATAAACAAAATAATAGTCGTACTAATGTGATTAAACCTTTTGTATCGCCTACTAAAGAGGCTGATGAAAGGGCTGAACTTTTAATTGAAATAGAATTAGAAGAAAGAAAACTCAAAGGAATAATTAATGCTGTTGCTTCAAATTCTAAGAAACTAAGTGTTCAAGATGGCAGTTGTGAGATTATTCAAAAAGAACATATTGAAAACTTAGAGAAACTTCAAAATGAACATGCTATTTTATTTAATAATGTTGAAGATAAGAAAGAAGAATATCGTTCATTAAATGGTAGTATTTCTAATTCGCAAAAGGTAAAAATAAAACTTGATGAGATTATTCCTAAGTTTGAAAAATCAAAAAAACAGTTAGAGAAAGATATAGATGTTTTAAAAGAAAATCATGCTACTACTAAAGGTAATTGTGAGGCAGAATTAACTGTTATTAGACAAAAAACAGAAGATTCAAAAGTAATTTATAATGATGTTATAAAACAAATGAAAGTTGAAAAGAAAGAATTAGTAGACTTAATAGAAAAAAATAATATGGAAAATAAAGTTTTGGCACAAAGGCAGAAGGATTTACAGATTTATGCTGCTAGACTTCATAAGAAATATCCAAATGAAAAAATAATTATATGAGTTACATTTCAGCACAAGGAGAGCAAAGCACAAGTTCGGAAATAGAAGCTCTAACAAACTTAACAGCACTAGACACTTCAGCTACTGGTGAGTTTTTGCGTAAAACAGGAATTACTACTTTTGAGAACTTAACTCCAGCAGGAAGTTCAAGCCCCCTTACTACTAAGGGTGATTTATATACATATTCAACTGTTGATGCTAGATTAGGTGTCGGAGCAAATGGAACATTCTTACAAGCAGATAGTGGAAAAGTTATTGGTCTTAAATGGGCTACTATTGCAGGTACAGGAGATGTAACAGCTGCCGCTAATATGACAGATAATACAATCGTCAAGGGTGATGGTGGGGCTAAAGGAGTTCAAGACTCTGGTATCGCAATATCAGACACAGAGGCTATTACAGGAGCTTTATCCTTAGAGCTTACAGGACTTACGGCTTCAGAGCTTGTCGCTACTACAGCAGGCAAGGTTTTACAATCTTTGGCCGTGGCCACATATCCGAGCCTGACTGAATTATCATATGTCAAAGGAGTGACAAGTGCAATTCAGACACAAATAAATAGTAAAGCATCAGCACCAGCTGGTACTATAAACGAAATAG